TCCCCGCCACGATTTCTTGAGCCATAACAATGGCAAACTGGTTGCTATATGCCTGTTGAAAAGCAACATCTTGTGTAACCCACCAACCGAATACGGATGTCCCATCAGGCCCAAACGTACCGAGCAGGTTGCCCTCATTGTCGGTAATGTCACCAAAGACAATCCAGTCACCGGGACTCAACGGGTTAGGTTCCAGTCGATAATTTTGCAGGTTCATTTTCCCACCTTCAAACTGTTCGCCTGCACACCCTTGAACGGCATCGTCAAGAATCCTAGCGCAGCACTCATCGCAGCAGTGACACCAGCCGCTACCGCCTTGCTCCCGTACAGTGCCATCACTGCGCCCAGCTCGGCGATGTCCTTGGCTTCAGCGGTACGAACGCCATCACCAAAGACCGTGCTAAAGGACGCGACAAAGGCGATCAAGACAACCACGACCAGCCTGCTAATACTTATTCCGTTCATCGTTTCGCCTCCAGTTTGGTGATGCTTGTACGCATTTCACCTGTTACAGTTTCAAGCCTACCAATACGCTCACCGTGGTCTTCAATCTTAGCGGTGTCAACGGCTCCACGTTTGTCCATGCGATGCAAGAACTTGATGATGTAGGCAAGCAGGCTGATAATCCCGGTCACTGCCGCTAAACCTATGGTTGTCCATTCTGATGCGCCCATTATGCCACCCGCTCCACTAGTCCACAGTGCTGTACTAAAAGTTCGGTCTGTCCAAAGTCTGTTCCGATGACATCAAAGTATCTGGAATCATCACCGACTAGGTAGACCCGGTCTTGAGGCATGACATCAGCTGCAACGGCCACTATGAGTGTCCATTGCGCTGATGGCTGTATCGCCCCACCAACAATAGATTCTGTGTCGCTTTGGTTGGTAACCCGTGCAGGATATTCGGCAACCTTGCGCCATGTCTCAGTAGCACCGCCGCGACCATCTTCGGTGAGCGTGAAGCGGTGAACCTCTACACGGTCTTGGCAAAGGTTACGAACCATGCCTGCCTGTATGGTCTGACGTAGAAGCGGGCTCATACAACCACCAATGGGCGATACTTATCAGCCATCTCTAGGCAGTGGCTTTTGAGTTGACTTAGCTTGACATCGGATGCGCCTTCTTTAGCATCGATTTCAGCGACCACACGGGATGCTTTGACCATCCACATCTGACGGGCTACGGTTCGGACATCGTATCTTTCAACATTGATACTGCCCATGTCTACCCAAGTCAGTACCGGATCGGATGTCCCGTCTTGGATTGACCAGCCTTTGTATTGTGCCGCTGGATAGGCTGGAAACTCTGGTTGTGTGCTGGATGAAGTACCAGCCACCCGTGCCTCATAAACCCGCCCATTGGGCGTTGTAGGCACTACACGGTCACCGACAGCGTAAGTGGTTGCCGCTGTCCATGTGCTGAAGCGGGAGTAGATGTCTAACGCACTACCAATCTCGGTAGTGGAGAGCTGTGGGTAGGATGTGGCATCGCAGAAAAGACTAACTTGCGCGATTGCCTCGGCTCTGGTCATCATGCGCTAAGTATCCCACATAGGGTCTTTGACCCTGACCACGCATTGAAAACAAAAGACCCCCAGCACGTCTGCTGAGGGTCTTCATTGAAGGGGCTACGCTTAGGAAGCGTTGCTTGTTGCGAGAACGATGAGTGAACCAGGTACACGGGCAGAAGCCGTACCGCTGACGTTTCCAACGTCATGCGCATTGAATGCGAACCGCTCGGTAGCCTTGTATGTCAAAGCGTCCTCAACGAACTTGACTTGGTCACTGACCTCTACGGTCATTGCACGACGGTCACCAAAAGCAACACCCTTTGTCAGGTCGCCAAGGATTGCAACAGGGGTTGTTGCAGCTGGGGACTTAGGCATATTCTGTACCCACTCGATTGGATAACCGAAAAGGGTAGGTGCTTGGGTGTAAGCGTTCTGGATGTCGAGGATGGCGTTTCCACCAAGTGCGATGAGCTTATCAGCCACGCCATTGAAGAAAAGATCCTTGTGCATATACCACTTGGCGTTGTCTGCGTAGGTAGGAAGCTTTGCAACCATCGCTTGGAAGTTAGCCAATGTGAAGTTGGAGAAGTTAGCACCGGAAAGTGCTGCACCAACAACTACACCAGCGATGTTAGCCTTGGTAGCGTTCAAGCCGTAAACAGCCTGAAGGATACCTGTGATGCTTCCGTAAGTACCGGAACCGTCACCGTTGAAACAGGCATTATCCTCTTCCTTAGCGATGGCGTATGCCATGTCGCGAGCAAGAGCGGCACCGAGGTCAATGACCGTATCTTCGCCGAGTTCTTTCGATGCAATCGTAAGGACTGCAAGTTTCTTAGCGGAGAGGGATACCTGACCAAAGGTGATGTCAGATGCTGTGATTGCGGTTGCTTCCGATGCATAGTACACAGTTGTGGACGCAGTAGCGGAAGGAACAAGGAGCGTATCCGAACTCATCGGGTAGATACGGGAGTTGCGACGAGCAACGCCATACTGCTCACGGAGCCAGATAAGGTCACTGGAAACGATTTCAGGAACCGTGTATCCACCAGCAGATGGTGTGCCTTCGGTCTGTGCCTTCATGTGTCCATGCTCGGACAGCCACTTGGTTGCAGACTTTACACCAGCGAGGTGGCGAGCAAACTGACCAAAGACATAAGCCTTTTCGTTGCGCTCGTCAGTGGATCCAGCAAATGGATTCTTCTGGACGTTGATGCCGCCCTTCCATGGCTTCGTGTCTACCGCAGGGGTAACGACAGGAGCGGTAGCACCAAGGCTTTTGATTGTCTCAATGCGCTCTTCGATGTCCTTGGCTTCAACCATCAGGGACTTGACCTGTGCAAGGTCACCGTTTCCGGATGCCAGTTCGCGAGCTGTGGCAAGGATGCCTTCGCGCTTGGCGGTAAGTTGTTCGATGTTCATAGTTGTGTTAGCAACTCCAGACGTGCAAGCAGTTCTGCCCGCTCGTCATTATCATGGGCTTTCGCCTCGACTACGAGATCCGGTTGCACTTCCGGCTGGTCTGCATCCCGCAGAGAATCCCAGACTACAGGTGCCAGCCGTTTAGCGGCTGACCGGCTAAGACCGACTGCATCCCGCAGCCGACGCTCCACACCCCGCAATGATGCAGGGTGAATACACTTAGCACCGTGCATGGCATACAAGCCCTTTGCACGTTCTGCGAAAGCATCAATCAAGGCATCTGCCATGTCTTGGCTTTCGATAACTTCCATGGCACCGGAGAGCGCATCCCAGTAGGCTTCTAGTCCTTCGTGGATAAGTTCGCCTTCGGCTTCCTTGAAGATTTCAGCGGCATACTCGGCGGCTGATTGCTCAGGCATAGGAGCCATGACCATCTCTTCTTCCATGTCATCCATCTCACCCATGCCGTAGTACTCCTCAAGGCTCTTGACGCTGTTCCTAAACTCCGCAGGTGTAGGGGTAATCGATGCCTCAGCGATAGGCCACCGGATTATTTCGGAAGCACCGCCCATGCTTTTACGCTCCACCATGTGAGCCGCAGCACCAGATGAAAAGCCCATCTTGCCTTGCTTGCAAAGCTTGGCAACCATCTTGCCGTACTCGTCTGCCATGTCCAGTTGTGCTTCGTACCAGAGTCCCTCATCGGTCATCTTGATGAAGCCTGTACCGATGGACTTCTTACCTACTGCCTGATCCATGCCGTGGTGGTAGTAGACGTTGAGCGGTACGCGCTTGCCCTCTTCCATTGGAAATCCGTAGTCGGTTGCCTTGGTGAAGTAATCACCTTCAAGGTCGGTTGCCTTGGTATCGCCAAAGCGCACCAGATAACCTTTGACATAGCCAAGCCTGTCGCTCTTGATTCCGTCCACTGTAGATGTCAGCACGTCCATGGCGTAAGTATCCCACACGGTCTATATAAGCTCTCTGAGTGGCCGTACACGGGTGTTAGGCCCCCAGTCTTGGTTAGGTACTACTTGCACAAAATCAGCAAGCGGTTTGCCTTCCATGTACATTGCGTATCTTTGAGGCCCCATGATGGCAACCTTGTCAGCATCCGACAAGCCAGCGAGGATGCGCTCAGGTGTTGCTACCGGAGGTCTGGTATCAGGGATAGAACTATCCCCGGTAATCTCCGCCCATGACATCGTTACCGGAACCATGACGCATCTACAGTTCGGGTGGCTAGGCATGATTTCATCTGTCGCATATAGTGTCCCAGACAAAGCCAGACAGGCTAAACACACCCTGCTATCCTGCGTGGCTTGCCGTCGGTATCCTTGCACCGCAGGGTTCTGCGTATACAACTGCCGTTGTGCTTCACGCGCACTTCGAATCATCTCTGTACGGGCTATTGTCTCCGCTCGTTGCCGTCCAATGTCTGCCGCCTTGCGTACCCGTCGTGCTACTGTCCGTGGCCCTTCACCTAGGCTGATGCCCTGTACAAGTGCCATCTGCATAGCATCGGTTGTTACCTGCGGAATGGTTTCAAATAGGACACCCAGAGGGCTTCCATCACCCGCCATGCCGACAAAGGCTTGGAGCTGTTCGTCTGGCAGGGTTGTCCATGAACTGCCGAGGCTGACGTTAGCCGGTTTACGACCTGCCGCCGCTTCAACCAAGCTGCTGCTCGTCTCATTCGCAAGGATGGCGGATTGCAATTGTCCATCTGCTGTTATGGTTGCTCCTTCTACCGCAAAGGCTTGCAAGTTACGACCAAGTTCCTCGATGTTGTCTATGATGCGCTGACGCATCCAGAGGATAGTTTGGCTTGGGTCTTCACCGTTTGCCTCACGCTCTGCGATGCGTTCCTCTAGTGCTTCCAGTTCTGCGATACTTGCAGCGGTAGCGGCTTTGTACGCTCTCTGCATCCGGGATATGGCTACGCCTTCACGCTCCAGCAAGTCGTTGCGGAACTTCTGCGATGCGGCATAGATTCTGCCCGTGCCATCGTCTACTCGCTTGTATGAGCCTCCATCAGCTCGTACCCGTAAAAAGGGTGAGACTTGTACACCACCCCCGGGGTGCAACAATCAAGGCTCTTGCCTTCATCGCCCTGCATTTGGTTGCGCTTGGATGTTGC